TTGAATGAACTCAAAGCCAAGATTGAAGAAAAGCGCCAAAACAGAAGAAGAAAACAATGGACCTATTGGCAACGCGCCAAACAAGAACCGGCAGAACGTATATTGGCCAACACCGCCAAGAAATACTTGTTGGACGCTTCAAGACGGTATCAGAAAAGGATCCGTCAAAATGTTTCCAAAGGTGTCAAGTCAATTGTGGACCTTGGAGAGTTGCAAGCAATAGAAGAAGAAAAGCGGCATATATTCAACACGCTTGGCGGTGCATTTCAACGCGTTTGGAATCTGAACGGCGATCAAACCCTTGAACAAGTCTTTCAAATTGCAAATATACCAAGACCGCTTGACCTCAACTTTTCTTCACAAGAACTTTTGGTGGAACTAACAGAACAAATGGCCAAGGAGATCAGCAGAACAACCGCAAACGCTGTAACCAAAGCGATCCAAAATGGTTTGATTGAAGGCCGATCGGTTTCAGAGATAGCCGAAAACATAGATCAGATCGCCGCCTTTGGTGTTGGCCGTTCAATGAATATAGCCAGAACAGAATCAACCAGAGCTTTGAACCGATCAGCGGTAGAAGCATACCGCCAAGCAAGTCAAGAAACCGGTCTTTCAATCATGAAAGAATGGTTGACTTCACAAGATGGAAACGCGCGGCCAAGTCACGTTGATCTTGATGGTGTTCAAGTTGGTATTGATGAACCATTTGAAATTGATGGCCTTCAAAGTTTTTCACCGGGTGACTTTGGAGATCCAGAAGAAGATTGTAATTGTCGTTGTACAGTGATCCCGGTTGTACAATGAAAGAAACAGTGGAGAAAAGAAGCATGTTGACCAGTTTATTGATCGCCGGTGGTGTTGGTTTGATACTTGGCGGTGCCGCCGTCTTTGTTGTCACCAAAACAGAAGAACCAGTTGAAGCAACTCCACCGGTTGTTGTCGTTTCAGATCCGGTGGCCAATGGTCAACAAGACGTGATCAAAAATGTAACTTCACCAGATCTTGTTTCAGTCAGTTGTTCAAAAGACCATATTGACAAACACGGCGATCTTCTTTGTCGTGAAATGTTTTGCCGTCTTCAACAGCGCGGTATTGATGCCAAAACAAGCGGTTCAGAATGTGAAGAAATCAGTAATATTGCCAATACAAAGATCATTTTGGATTCTTGTATTCAAGAAGTAAAAGTGGAAGGTTCAGAAGATCAAGTTTCAGTTTTCAATGAAGATTGTACAAGACTTTTCAGAGAGCGAAAATAGCATTGGAATAAACATTTTTGACAGTGATCAAAAATTGGTGTACAGTCAAAGAGAAACAAGGGGATCAAATGATTCAAAAGTTTGTAAACATAGAAAAGAAAGAAAAAGGAAAGGCTTCTTTCATCGCTTCAACAGCCAATTCAGATCGCTATGGTGACATAGTTGATCAAAATTCTTGGGTGTTGGAAGGATACAAGAAGAACCCGGTTATTCTTTTGAACCACCGTCAAGACATGCTTCCAATTGGCCGCGCTTCAAATGTTTCTGTTGTCAATGGTCAGTTAGAAATTGATGTTGATTTTGATATGGAAGACGATCTTGGTGCTTCTGTTGCCAGAAAAGTTGATCAAGGATTCTTGACGGCGGTTTCAGTTGGCTTCCAACCAAGGAAAGCGGTATTGAGATCAGATCTGCCAAGTGATCACAAAGCCTTTGGCAAGTCTGGAATGTATTTTGAAGACGCTGAACTTTTGGAAGTTTCAGTTGTAACCATACCGGCCAACAGTGAAGCAGTTGCCAAAGGTCACCAAAACATGGTTCCAAACCTTGAACGGTTGATCCGTCAAATCGTCAAATCAGAACTTTTGGCGCGGCCGGCTGTTGAGTTGGAGAACGTGAAACATATCCTTCAAGTGGAAGAAGAAGCCGATCGCTTTATTGTTCACTTTGCAAAACCAGAAATGGTTGAAGATGTTGAAGAAGTTTCAGAAGACGTTGAAGACTTGGCAAATGAACTAATGGAAGAAATCATTGAAGAAGGTGGCCACGACAAAGAAGAAGAAGACGACCTTGAAGAAATGAAACACTTGATAAAATACTTACTATCATAACAACCATAAAAGGAGATCCAATTATGGAATACACAAACGCAAAACAGGCGCGTGAAGCATTGAACAAACTGATCGTTCAACAACAAAACGCAACTGAAAAAATGAACCAGTTTGAAGCCAAAGTTGAAGACTTGAAGAAGATCCAGAAAGCCTTGGTGGAAACTCAAAAGCAACCAACACAACCAATTGGCGATGATTCAATTCTTTCACGATATCGCGATGAAGATGGATCTGTTGTTTTGAAAAACAAAACAGTCAAGAAGCATATTGACGGCCGTGGTTCTGTACCTGTACACCAAGAAGGCTTGTTGGACGCAACGATCCCGGCCAACGATTGGCACCAAGAACTTTTGGAACAAACACAAAAGCGAACCTTGGCGCGTTTGGTAATGCGAGATCCTTACACTCCACAAGCAGACGCCAAATTATACAAACATTTGATGAAAGCGCCAAAAGTGATCCTTCCTTCCATCCAGAAGGCCTTCAACGATCAAGCCGGCACCGGTGCTGAATTTATTCCAGACCAGTTTTCAACTGACTTGTTTGAAAGTTTCCAACAACGCGCCGGTTTGCGTGGCCTTCTTCAAACACAAGAAGTTGAACGTCAAACTTTGTTGTTGCCAAGAATGGATCGTGGTTCACGTCCTTATATCAAAGGCCAAATCACAAGCAACGATCCGGCTTTGTATCGTGCTTCTGATATTGCAACTTCACAAAAGCAAATCTCAATTGCCGGTTTGGCTTCAAGAATCATTGTTGATGATGCGGCCAGTGAAGACGCGGCATTTGCCATGACTTCACTTCTTCAAAATGTTTTATCACAAGACATTGAAGACGCCTTTGAAGACTGTATGATCAACGGTGATACAACCGGTGCACAAGATCAACTTGTTGACTGGAATATCCGATCACGTTGGGGATCAAATGGCCTTGGAACCGCTTCTGATCATCGCCGTATGTTTAACGGTATGAGAAAGATCGCATTTGATCGAACTTCAACACATGACATTGGAAGCGCCGGCGGTTCTTCTTTGGTATATGCTGATCTCATTTCAATGCTTGGCAAAATGGGTGAGTTTGGTGTTTCTGATAAAGTAATCGTTGTTTCACCAGAAGTAATGGTTTCAGGAATCATGAACATGACAGAAACAAAAACTTTGGATGTATTCGGACCAAGTGCCGCAATCCTTCAAGGCCAAATCGCTTCTGTAATGGGTATGCCTGTTATCATGTCACGTTTCATGGGTGCAGATCTCAACGGTTCTGGTAAGTTTGACAACGTCACAACTGATAAATCCGGTGTTCTGATCTTTGCACGTGAAAGTTACTATCAATATTTACGCCGCGGAATCCTTGTTGAAACACAAAAGGATATTCGAGCCGGTGCAATTGAGATCGTGGCCACTTTACGCGCTGTAATGGATACACCAGACACAGCCGATAAAAAGAACGTAGTCTTTGGCTACAATGCCGGATACTAAAAGGAGAAATGAAAAATGAATACATATCGTTTATATTGTGAAGCCGTCAAAAGTGCTTCTTTGGGTTCAGACGCTGTTTTACGTTACATTCCTTGTGATCGTAATGCCTACCTTGCAGAAGTTATGATTGTTTCACGCGCCGGAATCACCGCCAACGCTTCAAACTTTTCAAAGTTTCAAGTGAAGAACGGATCAACTGTTTTGTTTGAACGCTCTTTTGACGCTGATAACTTGGCCGCCGCTACAAATGAAGCCTTGGCACCTTTGGCAGATTCAAGTGTTTCTTCAACAACAGAATTGGCGATCAACTATGACGCAACCGGCACCGGTTTGGCGTTGGATCTTGACGTTGTTCTTGTGTTTGAACTTGCACGCGGTTAATTATTATGAGTTTGGTATCCGTTGACACCTTGAAGGAGTACTTGACCGAGATCGGCCAAAACACCGGATCGGATACCGAACTTCAAAACCTGTTGGATCGGGTTGAAGCAGTTGTGGCAGAATATTTAGGTTTTCCAAAACCTTCTTCTTCTTCTTCAACCGCTCAACTTGATTCAACAACTTATACATTATATTTTGACGGACCAACAAGCGCTGATCCAACGGTCCTTCAAATGAACGTCAAGCCAGTCAACAGCGTAACCAGTGTTCATTCAGATCTGTTGAGAGAATATGGATCTGATACTTTGTTGACCCTTTCAAATATTGATATTGATACGGTGAACGGCCGGTTGATTATTCGACCATCCAAACCCGATACTTTTTACAAAGGTTTTAGAGCCAACAAGGTTGTTTGTAATGCCGGG